GGCTGGTGGGCTTACGGGAACGGGATGGTGAAGTTGACCTGCGTGGATGCGGCGGCGTTCGCCTTGCTGGTCACGGTCACCGTCTTGGCCCCGTTGGTGGTGTAGGCGTGGCTCACGCTGCCCGCTTCGGTCTGGTCCACCACGGTGCCGTCGCCCCAGTTGATGCTGACCGGACCGTTGGGCGCGTTGTCCCAGGTGAGGTCGGCGGTCATGCCGGTGGCGTCGGCGGTGTCCTCCACGGCGCTGGCGGTCGGGTCGTCCTGGACCGGCACCGCCACGGCCGCGCGGACACGGTAGGTGTCCACGTCCGCCCGGCGCACGGTGACCGTGTAGACCCCGGCTGCCTTGTACGTGTGGGTGACGTCCACGGTGCCGTCCCCGCCGACGGTGACTTCCTCGGGGTCGGTGCCGTCGCCCCAGTCGACGGTCGCCTCGCCGCTGGCCTGTTCCGGCAGCGCCACCGTGGCGGTCACGGTGTAGCGGTCGTCCGGGTCGTCGGCGGTCAGCGTCAGGACCGGGTCGTCCGCCGGGAGCGGGATGACGATGTCCTTGCTCAGGGTGACGGCCGGGGTCTGCTGGTCACGGACGGTGATGGTGTAGTTGCCGTCGGCGGCGTACGTGTGGGTCACGTACTGGCCGTCGCTGGCGGTGGTCTCGGCCGTGGCGTCGCCCCAGTTGATGACGACCGGCCCGAAGCCGTGGTTGTCCGCGCGGAGACGGACCGTGCGGCGCGGGCTCTCACCCGGCACACCCGTGATGAACAGCTCGGCCACCTCGGGCGTGGGCCGGTCAACCGGCTGGGCGCCGCACTCCGGCTCCGGCGGCCGGATCGTGGTCTCGAACAGCCGGTAGTGCGTGTTGTCCCCGATGGGCTGGAGCAGCGGGCCGGGCGCGCCGTTGGCCTGGGTCTGCACCGCGTACGGGCCGCGCCGCCAGCGGGAGCCCACCTTGGTGCGCCCGTTGAAGGTGAAGCTGATGGCGTCGTTGCCGATCTCGATGTCGCCCGGGGCGCCGCCCTTGACCCACGGCAGCAGGATGTAGCCCCACGAGCCCTGGGCGGCCTCTCCGGAGCAGGCGTCGGAGGTGCCGTAGGTGTCCATCCAGATCTCCAGCGCGAAGCCGTCGCCGGAGAGGGAGCCGTTGGCGTTGTAGCCGATCACGTTGCCTTCGGCGTCCAGCACCTTGTCCCACGACTGGTTCATGATCTGGACCAGGTCGGGGTCCACCTGGCAGAACTCGATCTCCGTGGAGTACCACTGGAGCTGGTCTTCGCCGGGCTCGTTGATGCAGGTCTGGCCGTTGGCCTTGGTGACGGTGATGGCGTCACCTTCTTGCACCTCGGCGGACAGCGTGGCGGTCACGAAGCCATCGCTGACGACCTGGTTGCCGTCCCCGTAGACGGGCCGACCGCAGGCGTCCAGCCGTGTCACGCGCATGGCCGTGCCGCGCAGGAAGCTCGGGCAGCTTGTCACTACTGGTCATCCCCTTCCTTGCTGCTGCTGCGCGTGGTGCGCGAGCGGGTGGTCTTCTTGGTGGCGGCGGTCTTCTTGGCCGTTCGCCCGGCCGCCCGCCCGGCCGGGCGGCCGGGTTCGTCGTCGCCCGTGGTGGCGGCGGCTCGTGGTGACGCGTCGGGGCCGGGGCTCTCCTCTTCCGGCCCCGACGCGGACTTGCGAGACGCCTCCGGCTGGGGCGTCTTCTCGTCGCCCTGGCGGGCGGCCGGGGGCGGGAGTTCGGAGCCGTCGGGCGCCAGCCCGGCCGTCTCGTAGATGCGGCCTGTGGCGTCCTCGGGGACGCGCAGCGCCTGGCTCCCCGCGCCGGACACCACGGTCACGTTCGCGGAGCCCACCTCTTGCAGGGCGGCGCGCGTCAGCCGGGCCAGGCCGACGCTCTCCGTGGGGTAGACCAGCGCGTACTGGATGGTCATCAGCCCTCGCCTTCCACGGTCACCAGCACCGCCGCCCGGTAGCAGTCCGCGTCCAGCGCGTACGTCCGCTCGGCCAGGGCCATCCGTGTGTTGTCGCTCGTCGTGAAGGTCTCGTTCGCGAAGGCGGCGGCGCGCCAGCCGCGAACCGATCCCGTGGCCACCAGCCAGAAGGTGCCGGGGGTGGCCGGGGTCGCGGGGTCGAAGGGGTTGTCGTAGTAGCCGCCGCCGAACGCCACCCGGCTGTCCAGGCGGGTGCGGCGGACGGTGCCGGTGTCGGCGTTGGACTGGAGCAGGTTGTGCGAGTCCATGTAGGTCTGGGCCCAGCGCGGGACGTGGAAGGTGGGGGCGCCCGCGTAGCGCTGGCTGGCGTCCTGCTCCAGGACGCCCAGGGCTCGGCGCAGCCCGACGGCGGAGGCTGCCTGGCCCAGGGGGTAGCGGGGGTCCTCAGCGCCCAGCACGAGCGCTGAGAACGCCTTCTCCGCCTCGCGCTCCTCGATCAGCGTCAGGCGCGTGAGGGCCATGCCGCGCGGGTCCTCGAACCCCACCGCGTTGCACTCGGCGCGGCTGTAGACGGTGAACGGCTCGGAGCCCTCAGCGAGTTCGGGGCCGCCGAGGACGGTCTTGTCGTGGGTGGTGCCTTCGCCGGTGGTGGGCGCCGGGCACATGCCCAGGACGTAGCCGCCCTGGGCGCAGTGGTCGGTGAAGTACTCGACGCCCGCCCTCTGCCACGGGCCCTCGCCGTCGGTGATGCTCGCGACGGAGAACAGGCCGTAGCGGTACGGCTCCAGGGGTGGAACGGAGTCCACCCAGGTCTTGCCTGGCGTGGGTGTGGACACGGGTTCTCCGTAGCGTCAGGGCCTTGGGAGCGGTGCGGCCGGGGCGCCGGGGAATCGGAGAAGACCCGGGGCCCCGGCCGCATCAGACGGCCGCCCGGCCGGGCGGGCGGGCGGCCGGGCTCGTCAAGAGCAGGTGGTGAGCTGGTGGCTGCCGGAGAGACCGTTCGCGCACAGCGGCACGGTCACGACGTAGGACTGAAGGCAGCGGGAGCACACCTGCCAGCCCTCCTCCGTGAACAGGGCGGTGTACACGTTCTGGATGAGGCTGGCGTGGTCGTAGACGCCGTCCAGGTTGATGACGTCCGCCTGGAGCTGGAAGAACGTCCCGGCCGGGTAGAGCAGGAACTTGACCTGATCGGGCCAGGCGGTGGGGATCTCGCCGCCGAAGTCGGTGGCCACGCCGCTGGAGAGGCTGTCCTGCCAGTCGTAGACGTACTGCGGGGAGACGCCGACCGCCCGGAGGTAGCCGTCCACCATGGAGTCGGAGACGTTCCAGCGGTTGTCGATGCCGAGCTTCTTGCGCAGGTCGCTCTTGAGGATGCCGCGCATCCAGTACGGCGCCACCATCTCCAGCGTGGCGTTCTGGCTCAGGCGCCAGTGGTAGCGCTGGTACTGGACCTGGAGCTCCAGAATGGACAGCAGGGACTCCACCGCGCCGGGGCCATGGCCGTCGGCCACGGGGGCAGTCGGAGACGGGTCAGCGACCGCCGGGAACGTGACGGCCGTGGACATGGCCTCCATCTTGGCCAGCTTGCGGGCGTTCATCTTGTGGGCGTGGATCAGCAGCGAGCCCTGGATGAACTGCTCCACGCGCTCCGGCCAGCCGCGCTCCATGAGGATCGGCGTCCGGATGCACATGCCGCTCACGTCCATGCGGCACTCTTCGAACTCCGGCGGGCACGGGACCTCGACGCAGGTCTTCTCGACCCCGGCGATGGCCTCGGCCTCGGTGAGGTAGAAGCCGGTGGAGCCCCAGATGGCGGACCAGTCGAAGTCGGCCGGGTAGCGGATGCCGCCACGGCGGGCCGTCACGGAGGGCAGGTCGATCATGCCCTCTTCGGTCATGCGGATGGGGCACAGGTCGTAGAGCTGCTCGCTGGGGGCGCACCACCCGGCGGCGGCCACCAGGCTTCCGCCGGGCAGGCGGGCCTCGTCGGTGGCGCGGGCGATGACTTCCTCGGCGTTGCGGTCGTCGGTGATGATGAAGTCGTCGGGGACCTGGCGCTTGATGCGGGCCAGTCCCACGCGGGTGCGCTCGCCGTCGCGGCCGGAGTTGATGTTGCCCGTGATCATCGGGCCCATCCGGTTCTCCCAGGCGCGGGCCACGTCGGCGGTGCCGTTCTCCAGGGCCTGGCCGGTGGAGAACTCGGGGACGTCGGCAGCGGCGATGAGGCTGTAGGTGGCGAAGGGCTGGGGGCCTTCGCCCTGCTGCTGGGCGGGGACGGCGCCACGGCGGTTGCCGAGCGGGACGCGGGCGGTGTTCTTCACGTTGGCTGCCACCAGTTCTCGTGCCTGGGCTCCGGCTCCCTCCTCGGTCTCGTCGTCCGGGGTGGTCCCCGGCGGCTGCTCCTCAGGCGGGGTGTCCTCGGCGGGGTCCTCTTCGGTCTCCGGCTCCTGGTCGGGGGCCGGGTCGCCGTCGCCATCGCCCTCTTCCGGGGTGTTCTCGGCGGACGGCTGGCGCAGGCCCTGAAGGCGCTCGCCGATCTCGGCTGCGCGGGCGGAGCGCTCGTCCTGCTGCTGGGTGATGACGCCGATGCCGTCTGCTACGCGGGCCAGGGTCTCCAGCTTGCCCAGGGTCTCTTCGCTGGCGGGTCCGGCGTCCTCGGGGGACAGCTCGTCGTACAGCTCCAGTACGGCCTGGCTGAGTTCGGCCGGGGTGACCTCGGGGTGTTCGGTGAGGTGCTGCTGGATGACTGCGGGCTGGTCCTCCGCCGGGACGTCTGCCAGCCGGTTGAGAAGATCGTTGATGAAGCTCACGGCATGGGCCCTCTCGGGTGGTCGTCACCGTGCTCCCGGCCCATCAACCAGCAGAGCGTCGTACGTAGCGTAGCTGACCGCTCACGCTTCGTGCTCAAGCGGGCGTCCATCCACGCAGATCAGGTGTCGGATGTGACACGAGGTTTGCGCTCGGGGATGCACCGTGCTAACTTCGTGTCTCGCAAGGGGGTTTCGGCCCCCACCACCAGCGACACGAAGGAGCCCGCGATGGCCCGCTCACTCTTCACCCCCGCCGACGGCGCCACCATCACCCCCGTCGTCACCCTCTTCATCGAGGCACTGGACGGCCTCACCTTCGCGTCGCTGGAAGAGCTGGACAGCTACAACCGGATGGACGACGACGCGGACGACTACGACGCGGACGCGGCGTACGAGCTCCACCTGGAGACCAACGAGCAGTACCGCTGGGAGCACGAGCAGGACGAGGCCCGCGCCGCCGCCTTCGGCTTCGCGTTCGACGCCTGGCAGGACCGCGTGTGGGGCGCCGCCTGACCCCACCCCCTGGGGGCGGCCACCCGGCCGCCCCCCTCCATCCACGCAGATAGGAACCCACCGCATGAGCAACGCGACCTTCCGGGCCGTCTCCGAGCTGCCCGAGCTGGACAACCCCCTCATCAGCCAGCCCGACCACATCGTCAACCCGTTCCCCGGGTCGGGCCGCTCGCCCGCCCACCGCTTCACGCTGCTGCGCGGCGAGGGCCGCTGGGCCTGGGCCCACGTACTCCGCGCCATGACCGGCTGGGCAGTGATCTCCGCTGGCGTGCTGTCCACGTCGATCTTCCCCACGGCCGACGAGGCCGGGGAGTACCTGGTCCGCCAGTTCCTGGGCGACACCGGCGACGGCCACGACTACCTCTCCCACGAAGCGTTCCTCCAGGTGGGTCAGACTGCCCACATCCGGGACGAGGACGAGCCGCACACCGGGTACTGCGGGGCGCAGGGCGGCGGCCCGGCGGTGTTCGACATGGACCAGCCGGACCACGTGGTGGGGATCTGCATCCGGTGCGACCGCGCCTACCGCGCCGTGCACTACGGCCGGATGCCGGTGACCCACTGATGGCGCCCGGTAAGCCCGAGGGGTGGGCGTGCGCGAACAACCCCTGGCACGCCTACAGCCCGGCCAACCCCACCCGGTGCCGCCACTGCGGCAAGGAACGCTCAGCGGCCGACGCCCTGGTGTCGCTGGTGGCCGGGTGGGAGGGCTGGTCGGAGCAGATGGCGCGGGACCTGGTGGAGCTGCACGCAGAGCAGGTGAAGGCATGAGGGGGCCGCGCGCCACCATGAGCAACGACGGCGAGCTGCGCGTCGACCTGCGGGTGCCGGGGCGCGCCAGCCGGTATGAGCTGGCGGTCGTGCTGATCCGGGGGACGGCGCCGTACCACGTGGCCGGGGAGGACCGCGAGGAGCTGTCGGCCGCGCGGGTGGAGAAGCAGATCAAGGAACTCCTGTGGCAGCACGGCGCGGAGTGCGAGGGCTGGTCGGACCACATGGACCGGGGCCAGGCAGACGAGTGGCTGGAGTGGGCGCAGCGCCAGGTGGACCGCGCCTACCCGGCCCTGACCCCCAGGGGGAGCGGTGAGTAAGACCTTGAAGGATCTGCGGGCCGAGGCTCATGCCGCGCGGCAGGCGGTGATCGAGGAGGAGAACCGCCAGCGGGACGCCTTCAACGGCGCCCTGGACGCGCTGTATGACCGGGTGCTGCCGGTGGTGGGCAAGACGGGCTGGGTGGTGAGCGAGGAGAACCGTAAGCACGTGCGGATGATCAGGGCGCGGCCGAGGTGGGCCAGCCAGCACGCGATGCTGCTGACGTTCGCGTTCGCGGAGGCGGACACCCCCGACCTGTACGAGGACCTGACCGCCAACGTGGTGGGGCTCACCGACCTGGCCACGGGTCACGAGTGCCGGTTCAACCACCCACCGCACGCGGACATGCTGCTGGCGCTGGTGCAGGCGTACATGAGGCTGGCGAGCCCGCCCGACCAGTGAGCCGCCCGCGCAAACGAAGGCGCCCCCGGATGCCACTGGAGCCGGGGGCGCCTTCGCGCACTGAACACACAACCTGTCACTTCGAGGAGAAGCGGCAGCCACTCTAGCGGCCGTACATGGCATCCCGGGCGAACCACACCAGGGCGGCGGGCCACAGCACGACCATGGCCCCCCATACGAGCCAGCGGCGGTGCTGGTCCAGGTCCCGGCCGCCGGTCATCTGGAACCCGGCGGCCAGCCAGCGCGGGGAGGGGCCGAGCGCGGCCATGAGGATGGCGCCGGTGAGCCAGACCCAGAAGATGGTCACGCGATCGGCTGCCCGGTGCGCTGGTCCACCTTCTGCCAGGTGGAGCCGGGGGCGGCGGCCTGGGCGCCGATGACGGCCTTCTCCGTCCAGTAGTCGACGGTCGCCCCGTTGGTGTGGGTGAGCCGCCAGACCCCGGCGGTGCCGGTGGCCATGATGGTTTGTGCGACCGCCCCCCGGCGGCCTCCGCAATTGCATCCCATGGGTTCCTCCTACGTGTGCCCGCGCCGGGCGCTAACGTTGTGTGTGCGGCCGGGCACGGAGCGGGACGGCAAGAAGGCGTTCTCGTGCGCGGTGTCTGTCGGGTGGCCCCCGGCGTCGTATCGGAAGTCACGCTCTGAGGGAGGCGGGGGCCACCTGATCCACGTGGATCAGGCAGGGTCCAGCCACTTCAAGCGGGTGCGCCCCTCGTGGCCGTGCATGGCCAGGGCCAGCTCCAGGGACGGCCACTCCACGAACGAGCGCACCTCCCCCAGCCACATGAGCACGACCCCGCCGTGGGGGAACACCACGCCCTCCAGGGCGATGCCCTCGCCGCTGATACCGGTCTCGTCCTCATGACGCTCGAACAGGAACCGGCGCGGGGCGACGTCGTAGTCCACCGGGCCGCGCTCCGGCGTCCACAGCAGCATCCCCCGCCCCCACCAGTCCTCCATCAGGGCGGCCGTGTTGGTGTAGCGCTGGTAGGTCTGGCCGGTCTGCGACATGACGGCGATGCGGCCGTCGGAGAACACCGCGCCGGACGCGATGGGCACCTGGTCGCGGTTGATCATGACGAACGTGCGCAGGTTGCCCTCGTACGTCTCGGGGATGAGGTGGCCCCGGTTGATGTCCGCCGGGGTGACTTCATCGGTGGTGGTGCTCGGCATTCGTCTCTCCCACGGTTGTGCTGCGTCAGTCCTGCGGGAAGCCGCAGGCCTCCAGGAACAGGGCGCGCTTGAAGCCGTAGCCGCCCTGGTACTGGGCGGCGCAGGCGTTCGCCAACTGGCGGGACACGGCGCCCAGGGCGGCCAGGCCCTGGGCGTCGTCTTCGTCCATCCAGCGCTTGGTCTCGGCTACCGCGTTGGCGATGGCCCAAAAATCCTTCTTGGACATGGCCATGGGTCAGCTCGCCTTCGCGGCGGCCTTCATGGCCTCCCACTTCTCGATGGCCGCGCAGGCTTCGGCTTTGCTGCCGGGGTTCACCTGCTGGATGCCGGGCCAGTTCAGGTCGCCGCTGGCGCACATCTTCTTGGCGGCGTTCACCCCGGTGGCGATGGCCCGGCTGGTGTCCATGCCCTTGCCCTTGAGGTGGTCAGCGATCCGCTTGATGTACTGCGGCAGGCCGCCTTGCTGGTCCACCCAGTTCTTCGCCAGGGCGATGTCCTGGTTGGAGGGGTTGGGCAGTCCGCCGAACCCCGCCAGCGGCATGGGCACTTCGGTCTTCTTCTGCGGCTGGAGGCCCCGGATACGGCTCTTGGCCAGCTCTGCACGGCGCGCCATCTCGGCCGCGCGGCGTTGCCCGGCCTGGGTGCGGAAGGCCGTCATGCGGCCGTCCAGGGAGGCCGCGCGCTGGCGGCGGGCGGCCCGGTTCTCCACCTCCTGGGCGATCGCCTCTACGTTCACCAGGGGTTCGGTCTGGCGCAGCTCGAACTCCTGGATGCTGGACGCCGCCACCGTGACCCCATCCCCGTGGATGGAGGCGACTTCCGGCTCCTCCGGCGGGAAGAACCCGGCGGCGGTGAGGGCGAACAGGCGGCCGTCGGTGCCGGTCTTGCGGGCGGACAGGGGGAAGCCGGGGCTGTTGACCGCGAGGGCGGCGATGAGTTCCGCGCCGCCGCGTACCTCGCGCCAGTCGCCGGAGAACGAGGACAGCGACAGGCGGAGGCGGTCTTCGTGGGTGACGAACGGCAGGACCGCTCCGGCGACCCAGATGCCGTGTGCGTCTTCACCGACGCGGACCACGGCGGCCTGCGTGCCGGTGTGGTCGTAGTGGGCCATGGCGCCGGTCGCGCTGGCGGTCAGCTTGGCGTGGCCGGTGTTCATGGTGATCAGGCCGCAGTGGACCACTCCGGTGCTGGTGCGCACCGGCCGCAGGTTGTAGTAGGCGTAGCCGCTGGTGGAGCGGGGCGGGGGGACGCAGCGGTCGCGGAAGCCCACATGGCACGAGCCCCACGCGGCGAGGTAGCCGGACACCTGGCCGGTCTCCACATCCACGCGGATGGAGTGTGCGCCGGAGCCGGTGGGCTGGTCGAACCACTCGCCCGGCGGGACCCACCCGGGGGCGAAGGTGTCGGTGGCGGCGGCGGTGATGGCCACCGCCTGGCACGGCTCGCATCCCTCCGGCGGCGCCGACTCCTCCGCCTCCGCGACGATGGCCTCGGCCTCGTCCACCACGGCGGCGGCGGCCTCGGTCTCCGGCGCCCCAGCCTGGGTGATCTTGTCCCAGGGGGTGGCCTTCACCTCCTCGCGCAGGGCGCCCATGTCCGCCAGCCCGGCCGGGTCCCACCAGGCGGCGACCTCGATGTTGTCGCCGTCGGGGTCGTCCGGGTTCAGCACGGTGCGGTCTTCGGGGTCGGGGTTGATGCCGACGGCCGCTTCCTCGGGGACGAGGAGGAGGAAGCCCTGGTACACGCCGTTGTCGGATGTCCAGGTGTCCACGATCTCGCCCTGGCCGCGCATGTCGCAGCCGGTCTCCTCGCAGAACTCCCGGAAGGCGGCGTCCTCAGCCGTCTCGCCTTCCTCGATGCCGCCGCCGGGCCACTCCCACATGCCGCTGGCGGCGTCTTCGTCGTCCAGGGCGCGCTGGAGCAGCAGCACCCGGCCGGTGTCCTGGGCTTTGACCGCCAGCCCGGCGTGCGTCGGACCGGTGACGCTGGGGTCATCCGGGCTGGCGGCGTCTTCTTCCGCGAGGCGCGTGACCCCGAGTTCGACTTCGGCCGGGCCGGTGCCGTCGTCGTTGGCCGGGACGGCGCCGGGCGCGTCACACGGGGACGGGGCCCAACCGCCGTCCTCAGTGGGCGCGACGCACGCCCCGGCCTCGGCCGCCGGGTCAAGCTCCTCAGCGGCCTGCTCGTCGTCCGCCGCGATGTCCTCGGGCACCTGGTCGCCGTCGGGCTCCTCGTCGTCCTCAGCGTCCTCTGAGACCTCCTCAGCGACGACGACTGCCTCTTCCTCGGCCGGGGCCACCTCTTCGGCGGGCGCCTGCTCCGGCTCGAAGGGCTGCCCGTCCGGCCCGGCCGGGACCGCTTCAGGGTCTTCGCAGTCGGCCGCCACCCAGGCGCCGGTGCCGTCGTCCTTCACGCAGCCCCAGGCCGGGTCGTAGCCGACGATCTCCGCGAACGCCGACGCGGTGAGGGCGTGGCCGTTGTCGTCGGCCAGGGCAATGGCCGCGTTGGGGAACGCCGGGTGGGCCAGGAGGGTGGCGCCCATGACGCGCCAGCCGTCGTAGACGTCTCCGACCATGAGGGAGCGGTCGTTGGGGTCGCCGTCGGGGACGATGGTGCCGTCTTCGGTGAGGAGCACCTGGTGGGCGGTGGCGTCATCCACGTCGAGCGACACGAAGCGGATGAAGCCGAGGCCGACCTTGCGGGCCAGCTCGCGGCCGATGGGGTCGTCCATGTCGAAGCGGCCCTCGCCCCACACGGCGTTGCCGTCGGTCCAGATGGTCGATGACGCCGACACCGAGTTCGCTGCCGTCGTGGCCCTTGGCCAGGGTGCCCTGGACCAGGAGCGGCAGCGGCAGGGGGCGGGAGCGGACGCCTTCCTCGGGCGTGGAGAGCATTCGCTGGTCCGCGGACCACTCATCCATGAACCCGAGCGGGCCGCGCCACCGGCCGCTCGGTTCCACGGTCACGGGACCGGTGTCGGGGGTGGCGGTGGGCGTGGCCATGGACTCCTCCTGTGGTGCTGAGGCGGCGGTGAGGGCGGGCTCTCCCGCCGGGCCGTAGCGGGCGCTGCAACGGCAGTTGATGACCTCTCCGGCGGGGCCCAGGGGGTCGCCGGGGAACTGGAGGCGGTGGCCGCCGATCTCGAACGGCTCGGCCAGGGGGCGGATCTGGCCGTCGGCGCTGAGGTGGGTTTCGCGTACGCGCTGGTCGTGGGTGCACTGCCAGCGCTTCTCCCAGGGCTGGCCGGTGCGTTCCTGTTCGGCCAGGGCGCCGTGTGCTGCTCCGGCGTTGAGGGCGGTCATGGTCTCGGTGCGGGTCATCGTCATGACCTGGCCGTCCCACTCCTCCAGGGTCATGAGGGCGGCCACGCGTTCGCGGAGCTGCTGCGGGGTCTCGCCCCGGTCGCGGCCCGCCTGGAGGGCGCGGCGGACGCGGTCGGCCACGGCGCGGCGGAACCCGGCCAGCCGCTGGCCGAGTCCTTCGCCGTGGCCCTGGTCGTCGTCGGCGTCGTAGTCGCCGGTGATGCGCCCGAAGGAGCCGCGCCACAGGGAGCGGCTGGGGCCCAGGACGTAGCGGTCCAGGAAGGCGCGCCAGGCGCTCTCCGGCGGCAGGCCGGGGGGTTCGTCGGAGTCGGGCCCGGCGGCGGCTGTGAGGGCGCCCAGGAGCCCGGCTTCGGCCTCCTTGAGGTAGGCGGCCACGGCCTTGCGGATGGCGGGGTAGAGGGTGGCTTCCGCGCGGCGGATGTACGTGTACTCCTTCATCCGCGCGGATAGCCACGGGTCAGGCATGGGCAAGGCTGCTCACCTCCCCGTCGCACTGGAACTGCGCCACGGCGCGCTCCAGGTAGTCGGGGTGGTGTTCCTCGCGGGCGAGGAGGAGAGCCCGGACGTAGTGGTCCACCGCGCGGTGCAGGCACGGCTCGTCGGGGGTGGACTCGTGGAACTCCGCGTACGCCCCCCGGAGCATCTGGTCCAACTGGTCCGGCTCGGCGTGGAGCGTGAGGTGGACCGATTCTGCGGGGAGCTGCTGGAGCTGGGCGCGCTGGGCGCGGGGGGTGGCGCGGATGAGGAACTGTCCGGCCCGGCTGAGGGCGCGGCGTACGGCCATGTCCAGGCAGCGGGTGCGCCAGTCCCCGCCGGTGCCCAGGGCGGGGCGGCGGGCGCTGGCGGTCATGGCGCGTTCCAGGCCCTCGCGGGTCACCGGCCTTGAGGCTCCGGCCTGGGGGGCGGAGTTCCGGCCGCCCGGGAGCCCGGCCGGGCGGCCGGAAC